TCTTTTGCTCGAAGCTCTATGGCTTCCTGGTTACCTCAGATTATTGATACTGGTGCTGATTTAACTAAGATGTATGACCCTCAATTTAGTCAAGCTAGGTCTTCTGGACTTGGACAAAACTTAATTGGTGGTATGCCTATTGTAGATACACTTAATTCATTATCTAATATGGCAAATATTCCTAAAGCTGCTCTAGGTGGAGATGTTACTCCAGGTGAATTAAAGAGTGGTTTGAGAGCACTACCTTTTCATAATATGATTGGTTTCCGTACATTAATGGAAAGTGTTGTTGCAAATCAAAAGGAAAAGCGTGCTAATAAGAGAAAATTTGAAAAATACCAATTTTAGGAGGTATTATGAGTAAGGCTAATGTTGATGTCCTAAATGGACTACACGATAGAATGGCTACTTACTTTTTGACACTTCTCCAGAGTGAGGAAAGACTCGCTCCTGGGGAGTTGTCTGCAATACTTAAGTTCTTGAAAGATAACGAAATTACTGCAGATATTGTCGAGAGTAAACCTATGGCTAACTTGATACAAAGTTTTATTGAGCAGGAAGAAGAATTAATGGGAGACTTTCACTAATGTCACTGATTAATGCTGCAAAATACTTAGTTAGAGTTGCACCTCTAATGCTTAAGAAGAAAAATATTAAGTTAACGCCTAGTGAGGCTGCTGGAAGACAAACATATGAGGCTTTAAAGTTAAAAGCTAAAGAAAACAAGAAAGCAGCACTCTCTAAGTTAAAAGATTTAGAGATAAATGTCAAGGATATTCTTGGTATTCCTATTAGGGAAAACTATAAGATGACACCTAGACAAATGAAGAAACTAAACAAAAAGAAATAGAGAGACTATATGAAGGATGTTGAAATTCTTGTTAAGAGTTTCCCTGATTATGTTGATTATGTTTGGGGTCGTATCGGATTACCTGGTGCGACACCCTTACAAAAAGACATAGCTAGAACTTTACAAGAGGGAAATAGACGCTTACTTATTGAGGCTTTTCGTGGTGTAGGTAAAACATACCTAACAGGTGCTTATGCTACCTGGAGACTACTACGAAACCCTAATGAGAAAGTATTAATTATATCTGCTAGTGGCCCACACGCTACAGCAATCAGTACATTCATTCATAAACTATTGAATGAGATACCTTTATTAGAACATCTTAAACCTAGAGCTGACCAACGTGATTCAGTAATGGCTTTTGATGTAGATGGTTGTAAAGCAACCGTACAGCCTAGTGTTAAATGTCTAGGTATTAATTCCCAGTTGCAGGGTAATCGTGCATCATTATTAATCGCTGATGACGTAGAAACGTCTATTAACAGTGCCACAGAAGTAATGAGAGCAAAGATATTGCAACAAATCAATGAATTTGATTCTATTCTACAAACTAATGCTGATGCTAGTATTGTAGCACTGGGTACACCACAAACTGGTGATAGTGTTTACAATAGATTTCCTGAGAAAGGATACCTAGTTCGTATATGGCCCTCTAGAATCCCAGATAAGCCCGAAATGTACGCAGGCAAGCTAGCCCCTTACATAGAGAATAAAATCGCCAGGAACGCTAAAATTGGAGCTCCTACGGACACAAGATTCAGTGATGAAGACTTACTAGAACGAGAAGGTTCTGTAGGACGTACTTATTTCCGTTTACAGTACCAATTAGACACAACATTAAGTGATGCTGATAAGTATCCTCTTAAACAAGGTGATTTAATTGTAATGGACATTCCTAAGGATAAAGGTCCTATAGGTATATCGTACAGTAGTGGTCGTGATACCTTATTAGATATTCCTAATGTAGGTTTTACAGGAGATACATTACACAGTCCTGGATACTTTGATAAAGAACATATACCATATCATTTTAGCATTATGTCAATAGACCCTTCTGGTCGAGGTGCTGATGAAATGGGTTATGCTATTATAAAGTACCTACACGGTCGAATTTACGTCTTAAAATGTGGAGGCTTACAAGGGGGTTACAGTGAAGATAATCTCTTAAAATTGGCCTATTTAGCGAAGGATTATGATGTAAATACATTATATATAGAGAGTAATTTTGGTGATGGTATGTTTGACCAGTTACTTAGACCTGTGTTAAAGAAGGTACATCCAGTAAGTATTGAAGAAGTAAGAAGTAATAAGCAGAAGGAATTGAGGATTATCGATACCATAGAACCGTTATTAAACCAACATAAGTTAGTGTTTGATAAAGGTATGGTTACTAGCGATATTAATCAAGCTTTGGAAGACCCTATAAAGATGCCATACAGTCTTATGTATCAACTTACACACATAACTCGTCAAAGAGGTAGTTTAAAACACGATGATAGACTGGATGCTTTAGCAATTGCTTTAGCAGCTATTGTGGAAACTGTAGGTGTGGATGAAGATGAGGTGAAGAAGGAATTTAAAGAACAAAAGTTACAAGCAGAGCTAGACAAGTTTATAGGAGATATTACTAATCCTAGGTGGATGTTATCTCGTTAAGAGATATTCATCATTATGGATGTTAACACGTTGATTATTAAGGTTTTTTAAATGAAGTTACGCTATTGGGGAAAGGGAAGGTTAAAATAGTTATATATTAATATTATGATTAATATCGGTAGAGACCCTTATTAATATTGTGATTAATATCGATGCTTATAACCTTTCTTAAAACCTCTTTAGCAGCTTCTATGTGGGCTGTTGTAGAGAGGTTTCAAAAATATGACAAAAATGTGATAGGGTAAGTCTAAACATTGGCACGCATTTTTCCCCATAGACCCCATTTTTAACAATATTTTTAAAACATTTTTAAAACCTTTTTAGGTATTTTTTAACTAGGGTGATGTTAAGAAATATATTAGAAAATGTTAATAAAGTTTTTTGAATATTTTTTTATATATTTTTAAAGGCAAATTTTTTGAAAATATCTTTATAACCTTTTAAGCAAATTTTTATATATAAGAAACACAAATAACTTTATTTAAATTTTTTTTAAAAAAAGTATTGACAAATATTTTTAATGTGATATAATATGCTCAACTTTAACAAAAAAGGATGATTAAAATGCAAATAAATGATATGAAAATTAATGATATAGCAAATAAAATTGCACAATTAGAAGATGAATTATATGAGTTATCAAGTTATGATGTTTCAGGTAATATGTCTAATGAAGAATATTTTAGAAAATCAGGGGGAATAAATGATAATCTAGTCCATTACCAAAGACATTATATTATGAGATTAGAAAATAAATTAAGTGATATTGAAGATATTTTAAATAAATAATTTAAATACGGTTAAGGGTTGTTACCATTAAATACAACCCACCAAAAAAATAGAGGTATTATTATGATAATTAAAACAAAATATTTAGGTGCTACAACTTATAAAGGTGCTAGAATAAGCGTAAATGTTGACGGGGTAACAAAAATATATCCTTATCAATATAAATATAATTGCGATGAAAATCACTTTAATGCAGGATATAAAGCACTTGCAGATTTAGGGAAGGGAAACAATAGACAATATTATTTAAATAAAGCATTTAAAAATGGTGATTATAAAAGCACCAAAACAGGGTATATTTACAATATTTAAAAAATAGGGGTATAATATGAATATAATGAGAGATTATTTTATAGCGTTAACAATCGTATTTGTTTTTAACATAGGTTTAATATTATTTTTAATAAATACATTATAAGAGGGGTTTATTATGGAAATTATCAACAATTTAAATATAGAAATTAAAACAATTAAAAACGCACTTGAAATAGTGCAAGGGTTAACAAAAACTGATAAAATGCCTTCATTATCTTATTCAATACCAGCGAAAGAGTGTAAAAAAGGTGCTAAATTAAGGATGATTAAGGGTAGTGTCTGCTCTACCTGTTACGCTTTAAAGGGTAATTATGCAAGATATCCCAAAATAGTAGAAACACAATACAAAAGATTAAAATCTATCTCACATCCTTTATGGGTAAAAGCAATGATATTTTTAATTAATAATAAAAAGGATATTGTGTCTGCTGGTGTGTTTCGTTGGCACGATAGTGGGGATATACAAAATATTGACCATTTTGAAAAGATTTTACGGGTCGTAAAAGCGACACCAAATATAAAACATTGGTTACCGACAAAAGAGAGTCAATTGGTAAAGAAATATAAGGGGGAAATACCAAATAATTTAGTTATTCGCTTATCGGGTGCAATGATTGACGGTAAAGCACCTATTTATGCCAATACAAGCACCGTTACGACAAATAAAGATAATGCCACTTGTAAAGCATTTGAGAATAACGGTAAGTGTGGGGATTGTCGAAAGTGTTGGAATAAAAATATTAAAAATGTATCATATTACAAGCATTAAAAAAAAGACTTGACAAATTAAAA